CATTATCAGTCGACCAGTATTCTCTTGACAGTGGCCGAAATGCGGTTACTTGCCTTAACGACGATGACGGTTGGCCAGAGACACTACTGACTCCCAGCGAACGAGACACAGTGTTTGTCAACTTCACCTGCGGAGTAACAAGTGCTGACTGCTTGCCAAGGCTTTATAAGCAAGCAATTCTCGTTGAGGTTGGTCGATATTACTATGATCCTGCTCAAGAGAATGGCGTCAACACGAATGATGGCCGAACCTACGAGAACCTAGTCAAGAAATTGATCAGGAGTTCGTACCCGTAATGTCCAAGGTCACAGGATTCAATCGAAAGAGGGTTGGCCACAGGAATTACCTTGCCACGATAGAAAACCCTCCGACAGCAGAAGATGAGTATGGTCAGACGACATACGCATCAGGGACTTGGACAGCAGCAGTGCAGTCATGGCCATGCGAGTTGGTGGACGTTTCCGGCGGGGAAGTTATCGACGGTATGATGACCAAAAGTGCAACAGAGAAAGTTGCAATTGGTGATAAGCCGCAGATAGATGCAGCAAGCATTACATCAAAGAGCCGGTGCATTATCGACGGTAAAACATACGGTATCACAGCAGTTCGCGATGTTTCAGGTGACGGGTTCACTATGAGACTTGAACTGAGGAGTACCAAATGACAAGCGAGAAAGACAGGGTAAACAAAAAGGTCGAAAGCTTTGTTAGGACGATGAAGGGTCGTGGAGGTCGCGGGACAAGGGTTCAAGTGACGGCTACCGACCTAGTTGCAGACCTGCAAAAAGTTAGCGATGAGTTCCTGAAAAAAGTTTGTCCGACTGCTGTTGGATATGCAGGCTCGATTATCCGAAAACAAGCTCAAGATGACATTAGAAATGGTGGCTCAGAAACCACTATTGGTATGTCGAGGAAGACCGGAACAAGAAAGAAGTGGTCAAGGAGGGTTGCCCAAAAGCGTGGCAGAAACAGTCCATCGCTTGGTGACAAAGGGGTAATCATAAAGAAAAACATCAGCAGAAAAGCTGGAGGACTTCTTTCAAGCCAGATTGTCGGCCCTCGATACAACAGCGGATCTGACAAAGACAAGAACTTTGCACACACGCATGAACCTAGAGATGGCAGGGCGTCTGGTGCGCCGAATCATAAGTGGTGGCAAACGAAGCTGAACCTGGGCGCACTTGTCAAATACAAGCGAGCCGGAGAAAGGACGACAGCACAGCGAGGCGCACCATTGAAGGCAAGACCTTTTATGGGGCCAGCAGCAAACAAAACAATCCCGCAGCAGAGAGATGCAGTTATTAAGGCACTCAAACGCTGGGAAGTGGACATGAATGAAGTAAACGGAACAGGTGGAGGATTCGGATGAGACCAGTCCCTCAACTGATTTCGATGCTTCGTGCAGAGCCTTCAATTACTTCAATTGTCAATCAACGCATCTATGCAGATAACCCTCCGCAAGACGATGACCTGCCATTTGTGGTTATGACAATCGAGAACACGACTGCAAGGGCAACTATTGATAATTGTCAAGTAAAGCTCTACGAGTCACGCCTTAAAATAGACATCGTGTGTGATTCTCGAAGTGCAGCAGAAGACGCTCAAGAAGCGATTGAAGACGCTTTGGTTGGTTACACATCATCAGACAGCACTCATCCGATCCAAGGAGTGACTGTCGATTCAGGCACATCATGGGAAATGATTATGCCTACTGATGGATCAGACCAACGTGGGTACTGGTGTACCCAAGATTACATCATTAACTACGCAAGAAAATAAGGGTAATTAAATGGCTGTTGAAGGCTATCACGCACAGGGAACGACCGTCACCTTGACGGCTGGTGGTGCAATCGGTTGTGTACGTTCAGTATCTCTTCCTGAGTTTTCTCTTGAAGCCATTGACGCAAGCTGCTTGGAAGATGCTGCTGGCGGTTTCATGAAGAAACTGTCAGGTGGTCTTGTTGACGCTGGTGAAGTCCAAGTGACTTTCGTTAGTGTCGGCGCACCAACAGTTCCAGACGGCGCACAGGACACTCTCACAATCACTGTCCCAGCCGCTAGTGCACTGTCGTCAAACGGTACTCAAGCCGGGTACACGATTGCTGGTACTGGCTTTGTTTCATCATCTTCTGGCGGATCACTTGAGATCAACGGACTGATGGAAAACAGTCTTACGTTTGTCTTCGATGGTGAAACAGGCCCAACTATTTCCTAGTAGATGACTAACACCACCACCACCAAGGAGAAGTCATGTCTCAACATATCGAACTTGAAACTCATGTAGGAATCCATTTAGCGACAAAGAAAGAAGTAGTACATGAACAGTACTGGGTCTTTATTTGCGAAGGCGATGAACGCCAAAAGATTGGACTAATTGGATGGAAAGAAGGCAGCAAGCTGATCTTCTTTCAGAAGGTTGATCCAGTCACAGCTAAATGGATTGAGCAGGAAGTGGCGAAACTAATGGAACGCGAATTGGTCGCGTCAGTGGAGCCACCTGAACTACCACCAGAGTTTTTTGAAGAAGGAGATGATGATGAGCTTGACGAAGAAGCAATTATTGGATGAGTTAGTCTGCACTAAGCCAGAGAAGCTACCGAAGAAAGTGTTTGGACAGGACGCTTGGGTAAAACCAGTGTCCGAGTTCCAAAGGTCTAGGAGGCTTGCTTCTTTGTATGGAAAAGACGGTCAAGTTTCTAGGGAAGCTCTCCGTAAAGCTAGACTGTACACGGTCATTGACCATCTGTGTGATCAAAACGGCGAACCTTTGTTTCAGGAATCTGACCTGAAAGAATTGATGGAGTTTGATGCACTCAAGATTGATGTGATCGTCAGTGTCATCGAAGAGTGGGTCACTGCCCGCGAGGGAAAGATCCTCGGCGTATCGAAAAAATAGCTAAGCAGTTTGATAAGAACCATCGACTAGCTTGGGCATTTTCGATATGCCAAGACCTCGGCATTGATGACCCTATATCTTGGATGAACGCATGTCCCACCTTACTTGATTGGTGGATCGGGTATCGCGTGCATAAAAGCGAACTTGAGCGACAAGCGTATGACAAGGCATCTGGCAAATCTAAGACTAAGCTCAGTGGAGAAAACCTCTATAATCACTTGGAGCAACTAGCAGATGGCATCAAACCGAATCGGGGCGTTGTACGCAGAGGTGATCCTCGATCCTAGAGGATATTCTCGTGGCGTTTCCAAGGTTCAGTCTGAACAGAAAATTCTAGCTGCTGCTATCAAGGATACGACGACTCCCATTGATCGTCTGCAAGCCGAGATAGACTCTATCGACAAATTGTTTGATAGGATTGCTGCCAAGGAGCCATTTGAAGGACAGGATCTAGCGTTAGACGCGCTTAGAAAGAAGTCTGAGCTTCTAGCCGATGAGATTAAGAGGCTAGAGGAACTACCAGCTAAACAGGCGGAGGAGGAGTCTGCAAGGGTTGCTGAAGCAGAACATAAAGAAAAGATAAAGCGTGAGGAAGAGTTAAGGAAAACTCAGGAAGCATATCTTAAACGCAAGCTTGCAGCGGAAGCGCAGCTCAAGCGTGAGGAAGAACAGCGTGCAGCCGACGAACTAAAGGCGATAAAAGACGCCGAAGACGCTGAGAAGCGGCGTGTGGACAAGATGATCAAAGACTTCTATTACCTTGAAGGCGTTAAAGCCAAGTCAAGGAAGATGGAGCAAGACGCCATAAAAGAAGAGGGGCGTTTAAGAAGGAAAGCAAAGTCTGACGCTATTGCTCATGAAAAAAGGATGCAGACTCTTCAGAACCAGCGTGCATTGTCGAGGCTCAAAGAGTTTCAGTACATTCAGAAATTTGGTGCTTCTCAAGGTCTTTCTGCAATGTTTAAGGATGCAGGAAGGGCAATCAACGATGTGAATGGCGGATTGTCTAAGATGGCAGGGAACCTTGCTCAAGCGGCAGGTTTCGGGCCTCAAATACAGGGTCTTGCGAGAGCATTTGGTGCAGTAGGGTTAAGAGTTCTTGTTCTTGTTGCTGTGTTACAAACGCTGGTCAAAGCATTGTTTTCCGCTGCAATGGCTGCTGACAAGTTTGATCAAACTCAGATTAAGATTGCTGCTGCGTTAGGTGGCAACAAAATAAGAGCCAGACTGCTTACCGAGCAGATGCGAGAATTTGCTGCCAAGACATCTTACAGCACTGAACAAATGCAAGAGTTTGCGGCTAGGATGTTGACTCTAGGTGTTTCTGCAAACCAGATCCCTGATATTGCAGAAAAGCTTGGTGGTCTTGCAATGGGTGATCCTGAGCGATTGAAGCTGATCGGGAAAGCCTATTCTGATGTCATGACAAAAGGCAGACTCCAAGCCCAAGAAGCAAACCAGTTTGCAAACGCGAATGTTCCAATCTATCAAGCATTGTCTGATATACTTGGTAAAAGCGTGCAGACAGTTCGAGAAATGTCTGAGCGTGGAGAAATAACTGCATCTCAAGTTGATGAAGCACTCCAGCGAATACGAGAGACAACTGGTGCTGATCAAGCTATGGAAGAACGCAGCAATACAATTGCTGGACAGTGGGATGAAATCAAGTCATCTGCTGCTGAGATATGGAGAATACTTGGCGGTCCGATGCAAGATGCAATGGTTCGCTTTCTGTGGCTTGTCAATGGTTTAATGAAAGGAATTGAATATTTGGCTCATGCAATCGAGCCATTCATTGAAGGAATTGGTAAAGGCTGGGGATGGACTCACAAGATGGCCATTTTGTTTGGCAACATCTGGATGATCATAACTGGCCAAACGGCGGAGCTAGAACGTCAAGCTATGAAACAAGGCGAAATCGAGGACGCAGCTAAGAAAAGGAAGCGTGACGAACTTGAGGCGTTAGAGCTTGCAGAGAAGCGTGCGAAAACATTCGATGAAATGCAACAGCAGTTAGCTGACGAACTCCAAGGATACTATGACCGATTCAATGAAGAAGAAAGGCTTGCTGACATTCAGTTTGAAAGGCTTCTTAGAGAAAAAGACATTGATGAAGTTCAGAAAGAGCAGTTAAGAAACCAGCGTGAATTCAACAAGCGTGAAAAAGAACGCTTGGAGGCTGAGAAGAAGGCAGAGGAAGAAGCAAAGAGGCAAGCTGAAGATGACGAGAACGAGAAGGATAAGATAAAAGATGAATACAAAAGAACCATAGAGGAAATAGACAAAGAAGCAAAGCGTCGAGCAGACGAACTAGACAAGGAAGCAGAGCGTCGAGAAAAAGAAGCTGGAGCTAAGATGAAAGAAAAGCAGCAGATAGCAGAAACTGCCGATGCTGCTTCCGGTGCTTCTTTCGAGGCTGGATCTGTTGAGGAATACAACATGATTAGGCAGATGGAACTGCAAGCAAGGCGAGATGCACAGCAGGTCATTTTCGAGCAAGAAGCTGCGAAAGACCGTAGGGAAAGCAATCGAATCCTTAGCTTAATGCTCAGGAACCTACAAGAAGACACTCAGCAACAAAAAGACGATGCAAAATGGAACTATTTTGGGATATAGTCTGTGTATATTGAAATAAATGAAACACTTGAGACATCGTTTTCTATCAAGGGAAGCACGAACTCAAATGGCAAGGATCTTGTCAATCATACGGCAACCAAAGGTTATCGTGCGGTTGTCAAGAAAGGCTTTAGCTTTGAGACAGTCCAGTTTAGCCAAGTGACTGAAGCTCATATTGCCTGTGACCCAAGACTTCCTGTTGTAAATAGATCAACTTGGTATTCACAAAGAACCGGCTTGTCCATGCCTTTTGCTGTTTGCAGAAGCAAAGACGTAACAAGGGACAGCAAGAATGGAAATGTATTTTACATTACATGCAATTTTGAAACTGGCCCAATTGAAACGGAGCAGTGTACGGCGACCCCACCATCTTCGCCAGAGGATTTGTCACCAGAGGTGTCTATCGAGATAGGCTCTTATGACCGAATTCTTTATTCAGACAAAGATGGAGAGCAATGTTGGAAGCTACCTACGGGAAGCCCTTTCCAAACACCAGCGGTTGAGACAATACCTACC